TGTCTGGCGATTATACATGACCACCAGACACCAGTCAAGGCCAAGTATTACTGGCGTTCTGCGTAGAATACGTGTCCACCGATTTTGGCAACCTGGCGCTTTTCTGATCGCCAACTGGGATGGACGGCCGTGGCATGGAAATACAGTATGTCCAGGTATTTGTCATGTAGTTCTTCATAACCACCAGCCAACAACTCTTCAGCAATACGTTGACTTTCAGCCCAGCGTTCATCATGTTTAATACCAGGGATCCGCATGCAAGTCCAGCTGAACTGGCATATGGCCACTCGCTGCACAGTTTGCACAGTCTGAGCTATGACCTCGGTGGTGGTAGCGGTGGCACCAGTAAGTCGACCCAGAAAATCTTCGCGTGGCACTTCGCGAGTGATGGCATGTTTTTCCGTGACCTTTTTAGGGATGCTCAACACTGTGCGCTGATGTACCACCCCACAAACTGAGTCAGGAAATCTGGGATCTTGTGTGCGGTTTATGGTGACCAGACCCACTGCCACCTTGCCTTCTTCGGGCTCGTTGCGAGCCTCATAATATATGTTCTGCGCCAGACACTGTACTTCGTGTGCGTTGGAACTTGCTGCTTGTGCATGACCGGGTGCCATTACGGTCAGGGCGATTACTGCAACTATTGATGTGATCAATGTTCTCATAATTACGTCCTCCTGATTTTTTACTGCGTCGGGTATTTAAGTCCCCAACCACTGAGTAATAATATTACTTTAGTGGGTTAAGTGCAACTATTATGTCACTGATTTTGAATTATGTATGTGCTTAATGGTATGTTTCTGCTCTGTGACTGGGTAATGGCCAAGCCAGGATCAGGATCATTCACTGGCATTATACCAGCCCCCTGGAACTTACCGATGTTGATCTGTTCGGCAATGACCGATCTGATGACATCCCCGGCGGCGTCAGGGCTGGTGATGTTGGCAAATATCTCATAGGTGTGTAGTTTGGTGGTATCTGATGCTGTACTGCCAATGTTCAGACCAAATGTCATGAGACCCTGGGCATAACCAGAGTTGAAGGTCACACCAGCCCGGTTCAAACTCTGAACTTCTGTGGAGAGTCGATCCAGCATGGCAGCAACTGTGGCTTCAGACTCTGTAAATGCTGCGTCCCTGGGAATGGCATTCAGTGCTGTATTGACTGCCTGTACTGCTGGTAGTATAGCGTCCACCCCGTCTATGGTGGAACTCGATCCGCCCGACAAACCTGATCCAGCCTCAGTGGTCACCGTCACCGACTTCACAGCATTTTCCAGATTTTTCAGTGCGGTAATCAATCCCGCGGTCTGAATTTTAGGATAATTTTCCACCAGTGATTGAAAGTCAGGAGCATAAGGCATGCCAGCGGCTGCACCAAAATAGTCAGCCATGATGGGGTTGCCAAATGGACCAGTACCTACCCCAGTTTGCGCTGTAATGGTGCTGATAGTAGAGCTGCTTAATACTGGATCTGTGCCGACTGTCTGCGTGTGACTAACCACTGGAACTATTATGGACTGTAAGAACCTAGATAAACTAGCCCAGGATGCAAAATATCCCTGACCTGCCACCCGGTGCAAATACGTGCCCAGACTGATGAAATCCATGATGCTCAGTGCAGCCAGATCTGGCAACACGCTGTGGTCAATGACCTTATCAAATGCCAGGAAGTCGGCCAGACTGTTGATCTGACTTGAAACTGGTACAGTAATGCCAGTGGCCATGATCAGAGTTTGTAAATCTGCACCAGTGATGCCAGCATATATGTTCATGATGACCCCAGGGCTGACGCCGCCGGCCTGACTGGTGGTGGTAACCGTGGTTAATGCTGGTAATGCCACCTCACCCACTGGGGTCTGCGTGCTCACCGTGGTTTGCTCGGTGGTGGTCTGGGCGACACTCACTGGTATTTTGGTGATGTCAGATGTGTTCAGACCGACCTGTGTGAATTTCGATGCCAGATTGCCCACAGTACCCAGGCCCTGATTCAATAGATTTTGACCAAATACATAAGGATCCGAAATGCTGCCCAATTTGTTGATGTCGTACATGGTGCCCCAGGTGCCAATAGTCTTGGCCAACACATTGCCTGCAGACCTTAAGCCGCCAGTGGCCAAATCCTCTGGACCGGTGTATCCCAGACCCGAATTGGCATAGGTTTTGGTGTTGAGCAAATGCACCGAACTTATGGGATCGAATACCTGACTGGCAAAACCATATGCTGTCTGAAATACATTGGCAAAGCCAGCCATGCCATGTACGAACGGCAATTCTGCCTGCGCCCGTATGGTACCAGACACACTGGCAGTATTGGCATTGGCCACCGTGACCACCATGGGTAATCCCATTGGACTATCAGGATTGTCTACCAGCATGGTGTAGTTTCCATATGATACTATGTCAGTGCTACAAACCCTGGCAGTGTCTGGTGGATATATGTCCAACAAAAAATGGCCCTGAGTGGCAGTATTACCCAGATAGTTTAACTCTGGTACCAGAATTTGAGCCAATGTCACATTGGATTTGGTGAGACCTGTGCCAATGGTGATGTTGGCCGTGTTGGAGGCCAAGGTAAATATGGACTTGATCAAGGTCACTGACTCCAGATTCTGGAAATCGGCAATCTGTGCTAATAAGTCTGTGGATGCGGATAAGCCGTGTCCGTTGATGATAGTGCTGGCCGCAGTGAGCTGGAGTGCCGTGGCCATGTGTCAGAAATCCGAGGAAGTGTCCTCGGCCCCATCTGCTCCACCTATTAACACAGTGGGAACTCCTGGGCCTAACACGAAGTGTCCGCAAGCAGCCACACTGCCCACTCCCTCACCCACCACTGCCACTGGCAACCCTTGCACCAACACCGTGGGAATTGTTCGATATACTATGGTACTTGCTGCGCAAGGAGGGTTATAACCTGGTGCTTTGGGATCATAGGGATTACCATGAGTGGTCACTACTGCACCGTTGGTTAAAACTGGACGCCCGCCAGCTAACACCGTGGGTGTGATGGAAAAAAATGGGGCTTGTGGAGCTACCAATCTGCCTGGGATTCCAGGAACATCAGTGGTATCCAGGGCCACTGCTATGGGCAACATGGGCATTATACAATGATTCCTGATTTGGGCGGTGTGCTGATTCCAGTGGTGACCTGAATGTAGTGACTCTCCAATTTGTCCACCACCGATACTGGTCCCAGTATCACACTATGACGACTCAGTGGTATCTGAGCGTCGGTGTCGGCGGCAAACATGCTCTGCATGAGCCCCAGTCCCTGGTTACCAGGGACTAAGGTACAAGGCCGATTTAACATCCAACCTTCCGTGGATTCAGCAGAAATTTTGGCAACGATTTCATCACCATTGCTGATTTTAAAACACGCTATATCCCCAATGGCGGGGTTTTTATTAACTAACATCGGCATCTCTCAGGTGGTTAAACCACTCAGCTGGTTGTTTTGCCAGTCCAGTGTAACCTCCTTCCACCAGAAGTTTACCGTCCTGATAAATTTGTGGCACAGTGCGATGTCCCTGACTTAGCACGAATTCCCTGGCATCAGCATCTTCGTCAATTTTTACTTCAGTGAATGCTATGCCCTTGGCATTTAGGAGATTAGTAGCCTGCACGCAGTAGGCGCAGGAATTTTTAGAGTAAATGGTAATCATAGTATATTATTTATCTGTGACGAAGTTCACAATGTAAAACCTTTGAATGTGCCAGAGTTTACATCGTTGACTGTACCACCAATGATATATGAGCTTATTTCTGTTTCCTGAGGGGCTACCTGTACGTCTGATCCCGCGATCCACTTCTGAGTCCAGGGCAGGGGATTGCTGCCAGTTTTTATACCACAATCCAGGCCAGCTGAATTCATTCGTTTGCACAGCAGCCAGTCCACATACTGACACAACAACTGTTCATTCAGTCCAATCATGCTGCCACTCTGAAACAAGTACCGGGCCCAGAGTTTTTCTTGCTGAGCAGCCGCCAGGAACATCTGAGTGCACTCTGCTTGAGTGTCTGCTCGGATAGCTATGAAGTCAGGGTCATCTTGTGGCAGTAGTTTTAGCAGTGTCTGTGTACTGGCCAGATGTAGGTTTTCGTCACGGCAGATCAATTTAATGATTTTGGCATTGCCTTCCATCTT